TCGTCGTTTTCTACTTTTAACGGCTTCACGGTGTTTTCCTCAGACTTAACCGGTTAATATGTACAGGTTTCCCATGGGCTAACTGTATATCTATTTATAAAGCTCAGACGTTATAGCCTGAAGTTTTAGACAGCTTCAAGATAACATGAAATGGTCCATCACCAGTGACTCTGATAGCTCCATTTGCATAAAGATCATCACTAAAGCCGTTATAGTCATATTGACCTGCACCTTGTAGATAATAATGTCCATGAATAGTATTGGCAACCGGATCATTTACACGAGAAATGTCTATGTGTTTATTAGGTTTGGTTCCCCAAAAGATCTCTGTGATGGTTACTTCAGCATCAGCACCTACAAATGTCTCATTCTCCAACTTGATGTTATCGCTATCAAGTTCGATTTGCTCTGTGCCACCGCCACCATCAGTTCTGTATATCTTTAATACGACTTCGTTGCGACTCTTTTTTAGAGTATGTACTGCTGCCATTATTTCTGCCAACCTTTAATAACGTCATCATTGAAGTTCATTCTACTAAATTCCATTCTATCTACTAACTTTACTGCTCCACCTGACATTTTATCAATAGCAACATAACCTTCTTGATTAGTAGTTTTGAAGCCATTACGAGTTCTAACGAATGTTCCTATTGAACCAGCTTCATTCATCTTATTAATAACCATTTGCTTGGCATCAACAAGTAGATACATTAGTTCATATACCTTTTGAATATCGCTCTTAGAATGTTTAGAAAAATACTTGAGAATATCTCTAGCTTTATCTTTTTGCTTCTGCTTTCCATCAGGGGTCTTACGTTTATCTTCTTCTTTCTTATAGTAATCAGTTATATACTTAACTAAACTATTTACTATTACAGAAGTGTTAGGACGTTTGCCTGCGCGAATAAGAGTATTATTAAATGTCTTAACTCTTAATAGTAGCTCAGAATTATTAGAGATATCATTTAAAGAGTCCTTGCTCATACCATTAAACAGTTTACCTGCTTTACTTAAGATAGCAGTTACTTGTTTAGTTTCAGCAGCAGTAAATGTAGCTCTTCCTGACACATCTTTATAGATTGCATCTTGAGCCCATACATCAGCACTCTTTCTAAACTTTGAAGTAATATTCTTACCAAAGCTAGCACGCATATTCTCAAATGAGTTGCCAGTATAGGTAGTATGGAATACAATACCTACTTTAGCGCGCTTAACTTCAGCTGATGCTTTCTGAGGAACAGCATAGAGAATAGTATTAGGATGAAAAGTAATATACTTTTCTCCATCTATAGTAGTGTTCTTCAGATCACTTTGCGTAAACATAAGATCGCCTTGATAGACGCCTTTCTTAATCCCTAACTTAGGGAGATGCTCTAAGCAAAGTAGAAGTTTCGTTTGCAGATCACCTTGCGTGTCTGCTTTTACATCTGCGGGGGTTTTATATACTTTAGGATTCTTATTGAAGATACCTTTTTTGGCTACAAAGAACTTATTATCTGAGGGGTCGATACCACAAAATACAGCAGGAGCACCATCCCACTTAACAGTTGCTGATACAGGGGACTTTGAACTACCAGCAAGCATATCGCGAAGATCGCGTAGAAATAAAATAGATTGACGGGCACCATTTACACCTTCATTGAAGACAAGATCTTCAATGTGCTCCATATGCGTATTTTTCTGCTCAATTAAAAAACTCTCAAACCTTCTCATAGTTATATAATAGCCTCTTTTTGTAATTAAATCAACTTAAATATCTACTGTAGATCTACGACGAAGCATATATGGCGCAACCATAAAGCGAGCTCTACCGATACCAAAGTTATTTCTATCACCTTTTCTACAGAACAAAGTTACAGCAAATTTATCTCTAAAACCTCTAATGTTTCCATTACTACCATAATGACCTTGTGAACTTACGGTATACACACCACCAGACTTTTTTAAGATAACATTGCCTTGTAAGAACATATCAACGTTTTGTTGACCAGGTGTTCTCTTATCAAAGTCGATTCCAAAGATAGCTGCTTTAATTAGATTAGGATCTTTCAGTGGTCTCATATAAGAGTCAGATCCCATAGTACCTCCAGTAAGTTCTTTTACATCCTTGATGAAAGATACGAGCTCTTTATGGTTTCTATACTTCTTATCTAGTTCTGTAATACCACCATACTGTTGAAAGGTCATATCTTTATGAGAGAACCACCCTACTTCATTACCTTTACCGTCTAGGAAATGGAAGTCTGATTTAGGTTGACCTGGGGTAGTTACGACGTCAGCCACATCTACTGTTCGACGATTTAGTCTTACTTTAATGGTAGGCGTTTTTTCTTTCAATAAAGCTTTTTGAATCTCTTTACGAAAAGCAGCGAGATATCTATCTTCAGCTGCGGTACCTGCACCAGCACCTTTACCTCCAAATTCAGGAGACTTTGCAAAATCGGTAATCTTTAGCTTTTTGTTTTGTGTGGTAACAAACTCTAAGTTTTTAAAATTAGCATAATCGTTTGCTTTCATCATAGATTGAATAGCAGTAATTATATTGTTATCTTTTTTAAGTGTGACTTCATTACCATTAACAAGAGCGAATGGTGAGCCTTCTTTCATCTTGTCAACGAAAAGCTGGCCTCTCCATGAATACTTTTTCATCTCGGGCCCGGATAATTTAGTATACATTTCGCCCAAGTACTCCTTAAATGTTAACATAACTTCCTCATAAAAAAAGCCTTCTGAAGTATTTATCAGAAGGCTTTCTCTTATCTATGGAGAATAGATTTCTACTTTTTCTTCTTTTTATGGCCGTGATTCATTTCTTGGACAATTTCAAGATCATCTACGTCGATATCTTTAACAACGAAAGGACCATGCTCCCCGTCGAACATTACGTCGTAATGAGTAACATACCCGTTACCATTCTCATCTTCTTCCAAAGTATGCATGCCTGGGATACATTTACCTTCACCATGCTCTTTGTGTACTACGTGAGTTGCACAATCGTGTTTAATTTCTTTTTCAACGCTATCTGTGTCAATGTCTTTTGCTTCTTCAACAGTTTCTTCTGTAAGCACTTCTTCTTGAAGCTTAGGAGTAGCAGTATCACCACCTTGCTTATCAGCTTTACGAGCTGTTGAACCGCCTGCAGCACCTTTAGTCTCTTCAGGGCCTTTCATTGGTGTTTTTTCACCTGGTGCATTTTTCTTTTCAGCATTCTGAGCAGCAGCGTTATCTGTGTCTGGTTTATCAGAAGGCTTCTCAGTCATGTAACCACCATTACGGCGAGCTTGATCACCGATAAAAGCAGCATATTTTTCCATGTTATCAGACATTACTATCTCCAATAGTTTATTATTATCTTATACTTTATTTATAATAATAGCCGATGCTCTTCCACCAAAACCAAACGAGTTTTTCACAAATGTTTGCATCTTAGGCATCTCTACAGCATAGTTATTATTACCATAGAGAAAGTGATTATCAATAGGTTTATCTAGGCCAGCAGTTGGAGGAACTACTTTTGTCTCTAAGGTTTGTAACCCGTATGCGATCTCTACAGCACCACATGCACCCATACAATGACCAATATTACCTTTGTGTGAAACGATAGGAATACCTGGATCTTTAAAATATCTCTGCATTACATCGATTTCAACTGGATCACCTACTAATGTTGCTGTACCATGCGCATTAATAAAGTCGATATCATCATAACTAATACCTGCCATCTTAAATGCTTGCTCATAAGCATGTGCACAGCCGATACCTTCTGGTGAAGGAGAAGCAGGGGAAGAAGCATCATTAGCGTTACCGTAACCTTTAATAATACCGTAGATTTTAGCGCCGCGTTTACGTGCTTTTGATTCTTTCTCAAGAATAAAAGTGACAGCTGCATCACCAAGCACCATACCTGAACGATCTTCATCAAAAGGTTTACAAACACCTTCTTTAGAAGCTGCACCGATACCTGTAAAAAAGTTTACAGATGGTTTGTTCTTAGCTAATGCATCTGTACTAGTCACAATAACATAGGGCTCACCTCGCTCTAGCCATAATGAAGCAAGTTCAATAGCTTGAATAGAGCTTGAGCAGGTAGATGCTACATTAAAGATTGGTCCAATATAACCAAACGTCATTGCAATATATGAAGCAGTATACTCAATACCTGTACTCAATAGCTGATTAGGTGACCAGCGAATAGGCTTCTCACTCATATCATGATAATCAAGCTCAGGATTTTTCATTGCACGTTCATGATATTTCTCAAAGATTCTATCTTGAGCAACACCACCGCCATGCAGCGATGCAGTGATTACTGGAACAGTAGGTACGTGTTCAACTCCCGAATCTTCTAAAGCTCTTGAAGTAGCGTACACGCCGAGTAGCGCATCAGGCGAAACAAAATTACGAATGATATCACGCTTCTTAAAAAGCTCTTTTTCAATCAAATAATCATTTACTGTATCCCAATCAATATCATAGGACACATCCCCTTTGACAATACGTTCAAAGTTTTTATCAAGATCGGTACCGAGCTGATCAACGATACCTACACCAGTAATTGCATACATTTAGTTACTTTCTTGTTCAACGATGTCACGAAGCTCTTGATAAGCTTTCTTAGCATCTTGGTTAGCATACTTCACTAATACATAGGCTCTGTACTGACCATTGTCTGTCAGGACTTGCGAATGTACTACTTCATAATCAGCAACGTCTTGTTCTACTACTACGTTCTGGATAGTCTTATTTACGTCAGTCATCAGAAGACTATCTTCAGCAAGACCTTTTTGACCCATATACGATTTAGTATTAGAGCTAAGCTTACCTGATTCACGATCAGCAAGCGAAGCTTTTGCATTAATGATAGCCATATCCAAAGCCAATTGAATATCAGGTGTACGAGCAGTACCAGCTGAAAAGTTATAACCCTTTTCAGAAGGAACGTTTACATACCAATGCGGCATACCTTCATGCTCTTCGAAAGAAACAGTTTGAGTTACACTACCTGCACAGGCAGAAAGAGCAACAGCACAACCAATAGTTACTAGTAAATTTTTCATAATTAACTCCTTGTCTCACACTTATTACGAATACTAGCTGTTATGACTTCAGGGGATTTAGATTGTAATGCATCTGACTTAGCCTTTTCTGCTGCCATAAAACATGCACTAGTTTCTGAAGTATCAGGACCATATATGAAAGACCCATTACCGTTAACCCATTCATCGTTAATTCGAGCTTGAAGAGAGACGTTACATTGCTTAGCTTTACTAGCAATATTCTCGATACTCTCTTGATAGTTCCTTACACTCTTGATATTATGAGTAAACGTAATATCTTTACTAACATCATATACGCAAGAGTTTGTTTCAGCTAAATTACTAGTAGAAGGAGCGTCACTCGGTCCAACAATAGCGTAAGCTACAAGAAACACAAAAGTGAAATAAATCACCGAGAACTTAAAAATATCAAAAATTAATCTCATCTCAACCTCACTATAAGATAAATATCTTATATTAAAGATAATAGGCTATATTTGAATTAATGTCAACTGTTTTTTCAACGTTCTTACAACAAACCCTATCTAAAAATAATGAAGGAAGACAACCATTTCTGGCGTCTTCCTTCTTTTTTATCTGCATGGACAGGATTAACCCCAAATACAACTCCCGTCAATTCCAATCGGCGTTAGGATCCCCCGCAAAGAGTCTTACTAGCGCACTACCACAGGCATCGGCATACCTTCATGCAGCCTTCTAGTGGGATACCGAGAATAGTCACCACTAGGCAATATATCTATTTATACGTCCTCTAACCCATCTTCTTCAGTAAGTTCCATGGGAATGGTAAAAAATTTGGGTGTATGACCTTGAAAGCCATTACCCATATTAAGTTTAGCACACAACTCATGTGCTTCGTCTTCCCTAATAAACTGACCTAATTCATAGTTAGATCCGCTCTCTTTAACAATATATTTACCGTCTACTTTATCTACTGAATAACTCATACTTTAAAATCCGAAAATGTTCTAAGTTTATTTACTGATAGTTGTTCTGCTAAGTTGTCCTCTGCGTCTGTAGATAACTCGAATTGAGCTTGATCTTCTACATCAAAGAATCTAAACTTACTCTTATCGACACCAATAACAAAGCGTCTAAATGATGATGGATCTGCATAGCGATTTTTAAGCTGCTTAATCATTACTTGATCCATAGTATCGAGCTCTTCACTTCTAATCAAAGCAAACATAAAGTCTGCAGTAGCAGGAAGACCAAACGATTCAGAAGTATTCTCTAGACCTACATCAGAATCAGCATAACCTGCACGATTAGTCTGAGTAGCAGTTACAATAGGTACATTAGTAGTTACAGCAAGACCGCGTAATTCTTCAGCGATAGCCTTTACAATAGTATAAGAGTTAGCAGTAACGTTACCTTTTAGTCTAGAAGACATACACAAGTTAATATAGTCTACATAAATGATATCAGGCTTAAACTTTCTCTTAAGCTCTAGCTCTTTCAATAGAGCTTTAAAATGCAAACTATGAGCAGTAGCTGTAGGATATTCTTTAATAATCAGCTTACCTTTAGTAGTGCTTCTAATCTTCTCAATCTTTTTATCATACAGATCTTTTGGAATGAGGTTCAATTCATCATAACGAATATCCATAAGATTCGAATCAATACGTCTAGCAATTGCTTCTTCAGCCATCTCTAGAGTAATATAGAGTACATTTTTACCTTGAGTTAAATTATGAGAAGCAAAATGACACATAGCGAGAGACTTACCTGCACCAGTACCAGCTAAGATTACATTGAGAGACTTCTTACTAAAACCTCCCATAGTAATAGTATTCAATAACTCAATATCGAAGTCTACTTTTTCTTCTTTACGGTGATAAGATTCAAAACGCTCATCTGCATCTTCAACAAAGTCATGACCTACATGGGTATCAAAGCTTACAGATAAAGCATCAGAGAGCATTTCAGGGATAGCTGTTTTAGTCTTATCACCATTTTTATTATCTAAGATCTCAATAGAGCCCATGATAGCATTATATACGGCTTTCTCTTGACAGAACTTCTCAGTAATATCAATAGCCCATTCTACTTCACTTGACTCAGTACTTAAGCTATCAATAATCTGCTTACAATCGGTAAACATCTTATCGTTATACCCAGCACCGTCTAAATCAATCGCAAGGGTTTCTTTAGAAGGTACAGAATTAAACTTAAAGTAATGCGCTGTAATCATATCAAGAACTGTCTGATAGTTCTTATCAGAGAAGTAATCAGTTCTTAAAAAGGGAATAACTTTACGTGCGTAAGGCTCATTACATATCAAATTACTTAAAATAGTATTCTCAACACTCACTCAACAATATCCTCAATAATCCATCCAATAGTTTGCATAAAGCGCACGTTCATTCCTTCAGGGATCTCACCATATAGTAAGCTATAATCTAACGTTACAGCAATAGGTGTATCATCATCTGGTACATCTTCTGGTATGCCTAGCTTATCTACAACATACTCGATACCAGCGAAGTCACCATCTTCGATTCTAACTGACCAATGTGGAAAATCTTTTTTATTCTCCAGAATCGTATAGTTCGGTATCACTCGATTCATATTCGTTCTCCACATCTTGTACGGGGTCTTCTTCACCATATGCAAACTCTTTCCTGGCTGCTTTATCGATTAGATCCAAAATATCTTCTGTAAAATATTTAGTAGGGTCTGCGTAGATGGTCTTACCGAACACCTTAGTACCATCCGTTAACTCATAACGGGTAGATACTTTCTTGAAGATACCATATTTTTCTGCTAGTTCGAGAAGACCGTAATAACGATCTAAACCAGTCTTATAAGACAGCTTAACTTCTACTTTAGCATTCTCTTTCGAGAGACGAGACTTGTACATGTTGACTTTGATAATATTACCTACAACATCAGTACCGTCTTTATCTTTCTTCTTACTAAGCATAGCGATAGTAGAAGCAGTATACTTCAAGCCACTGCCTCCAGCAATTTCATTCATTGGAATATAGGAACCTACAGCAGCATAAACGTGATTAGTAACAATAAGAGGTACACCAATCTTAGCTAACTTCAGGTTAATTACCCGGAACGTAGCCTTGATAAGTTGTGCTTTAGTCATGTCGCGGGTATCTTTACCTTCTGCTGTGTCTTCCATCTCTTTAGAGGAAGAGAGCTGACCTAAACTATCAAGCACCATCATCATAGGCTTACGTTCACTCTCAGGGGTATTGTTATACTTGTCAATAATATTCAAGCATACAGTACGAAACTTTTGAATCGTATCTGGTTCAGAGACAATAACACGTTGAGTATCAATGCCTCTTCCTTCCATCATATCTCTCGTTACAGCAGCTTCAGTATCAAAGTAGATAACACCGCCGTCAGGATTATCAAGAAGAAATTGTTGGACCACACCCAATGCGAAAAAAGTTTTACCTGTAGCTTGTTCGCCAGCGAAAGCAGTAACCTTATTGTTAGGAACACCACCATAAATGCTACCAGATAAAGCAGCATTGAGAATGTAAGAACCAGTATCAATATACCCGCTAAACTCTGCGCTACCGAGTCCATCAGCGACAACATGAGTGTTTTCATCTTTGATCTGATCCACTAAATTACTAAAAAATTTGCTCATTATGACCTCACTAATAATAACATATTATAGCTTCGTTATGTTATTTTTATCAACTACTAATTTCGATTTATTCTTATTTACTTGCCAGTCTTTAGGACGATGTCTATCAAGATAGCTTGTTTCGGGTGTTTGCTTTTTATATTCTTCATCATCTTCTAACTTTTCAAGCACTGCTTTATCTTCCTCAAACACTTCTTCAACAACCTTAGTTATTCGCTTATGTCGTTGCTCTTGTGCTAGCGACTGATTAGCTGCTATTAGTAGTAGTACTGCTAGCGGATCAAATACAAAGATAATAATTATGATAACGCCTCTTACAGCTTCATCTAACATATCTTCCGCTTCATCAGCGTAAATTAACTCTGCAATATACTTGAGGGGACCGACTTCCGCCTCAAGCGCCACTCGTTCTTTCTGTAACGGGAGTAACTCTTCACTAAGCGCATTGAGCTCGCTAACTGCGGACTGTATGGATAAATTGATTTCTGCTCTTTGTTCCGCTTGTCCTTTTCTAACTGCAAGCGCTCCTTCAGGTCCTCTGATTCGATCGTACTCGATAAGGACTTCGACCGTATTATCCAACTGTTTAAGAAGAGTTTCTCCATCGGTGATAATTCTTCGTTGTTGAGATATTTGTCTTTCCAAGTTTGAAATGAGTATTCCATTTGAACCTTCAATCTGTATAGTTTGATCTAAGTGAGCTTTAGATAAGAATCCAAAAATGCCCATAGAAGTTATAAACATTAGAACTACTACTGATATAGTTAGATAGCTCTTTAATAATATCGGTGTTTGTCTCCAATTGCGATATAACCAGCTTGCTGTAACAAGTTTACCTACCTCTAATACACC